AGGCATCACTTCATTCTCTTTAAAGTAATTCTTTAAATACTTATATAACTTTAATTGTTTTTTTGTTAGCATATTATTTAGGTATTATTGAATCTGCCAATCTCTTTCTTTAAAATTTCAATTTCACTTTGATGTTCTCTAGTGATAGCATTTAATTCCTCCACTCGTTCTATCCTATGACCTATTGAAGTTCTTAAATCACCATTCTCTTTTTCTAATTCTTTGTAAGCAATTTCATCCATGGTATCTAGCGGTCTACGCATGGATAGTTCTCCCTTAGCTTCTCGAAGTTGCTTCTTAAGCTTTTCTTCCAAATGAGTCATCGCTATTAGTTGCTGCCTAGTGGTGCGTAAGGATATGAGCAACCAGACAAACCTATAACAATTAATATAACAGCAAGAATCAATATTATATTACGTTCCAATTTTTTATCGTACATTGCTATTCCTTTAAACTTCCCATTGGTTTAGTATTTGGTCTTTCGCCATCCTTTCGGCTTCTTCTTCGCTATGACCTTTTTGGATTTTTATTTCTTTGTATTGCTCGATTGCTTTTTTCTGCCTGTCATCTTTTTCTTTCTGTTCGTTAGCCACCATCTGCTTCGCTTTGATCTTGTTCCGATTCATCATTATTTGTAATGGACTCAAAGACTTGCTGCTCTTGCCAGCTTTTTTTTCTGATCTTTCTTGACTCTTCATAGTTCCTCCTTGAATTGTTATGTCCCTCAGGCGTGTCTGCTATAGGTACTTTTCTCATATTATTTTCTCACTTCCATTCGTGTTCCAAGGACTGTTGTATATTTCCCAGTAGGTTTATAATCCTTATCTCTAATTTCATAGGTTGCCCTTGCTGAACCTTTCTTAACCCAAATTTTTTTCAGAAGTTCCTTTTCATCTTCGGCTTCCACGTTTGCTTCTCTCAGCAAATCCATATCGCCCAGCTTCCATATTCGGACAAAGTAGTTCACGATAATCTATAACATAATTAGAACGAACCTTGAAGAGTTATATTGCGTGGGGAGGAGGACCTCGCAGTCGCATCGCCCAGTTTTTAAACCCCGTAGGGTAACGTAAAGCACTTGCCCTGTGATTTTCAGAGATACATCGGTACTATGTCAGGTCGATGTTGATCTGGAAATCGCCAGCAACAAGGTGTTGGTGTTTCTCAGGTGCCTTGAATCCTGCTCTGTCTAGGATAGAGTTGGAAGCTTCAAGCTGAACGTACTCACTCTTGGCACCCTGAGAAAGGGCAAGTAGCTTTACTCCAGCGCGAGCCGAAGAAAGCCCGAATGCACGTTGTACCTCTTGAGCCATATACGTTTGCACTTCAGGTTTTCGTAGCATTTTGCTCGCACTTACCCTAGCTGAATTACCTCGGTATCCTGCCATCTTCGAAGCTTTTGTGATAGTACAGCCCTCGGATACAAGCGTATCTACCAACTTCTTTGCTTTCGAGGAAATTCTGCTGTTGATCTTAGTGGCGATTGTTGCTAATTTCTGGTTGCCCATTTTGGTAACTTCCTATTTCCCTCTATCATATATTCCCATACGGTACATTTCTCCGAGAAATAGTATATGATATCTAGGGCTTGTGTCAAGCTACTCAGACCAGTTCTATAACCAGAACCAATCGGCAAGATTGTAATGCTTCGTACTACTTTCCCATCTAGTGTAACCACCTCCTTTCCATAGCGTAATTTACTATTGTGCTTATAGCAAATTTGGGTGTTGATATTACAAGGGGCATGCCATCACTCATGCTTCGTGCTGCGGGTCCCCTCCCGAGGACTCCTCCCCGCCCTTGTAATTCAAACCCATCAATTTGCTAAACCATAAGCACAAGTAAATTACTAACTATGAAAGGAGGTACACTAATGGAAAAGCTAACGAAAGCATTGACAATCGTTGCCGATCACTTTGCTGGTTATGAACTGTCTGCTAACAACCCAAGCCCTGATACATATACTATTGAGAAAGGTAGTATTGAAAATATGATTAGAGGGGCGGAAGTTGCTCAAAATGGTGCGAAGAAATTAATCGCAACAATCGTACCAAGATTGAACAGCAGAATTCGATCCTTTAAAGGTCAAGAAGTTGAAGATACAGCTATCGCTCAAGATGCTGATAATATCAAAAAGCTTCAAGATCAGGATGTTGCTTTCGTGTCGTTTCTTAAATGTTCCAAAGCATTTTACAAGAATAGATTTGGTTTAGATTATTCACGTAGAGTTTGGACCGATCCGACCGACACGAAGCAACAAACCGAGGCAATTCGACTAGCTATGGAAGTTCTTGCAAAACACAAGACTAAAGTAGCTTAACGTATATGGCTTCAAGGGGTACTCTGTATCCCTTGGGGCTTTCTTTTTGCTCTTGCATAGGGTAGAACAAAATGGTAACAATTAGATTGGAGGTTGAAGTGTGGAAAAAAAACTGGGCGATGCGAGTGTTTAAAATGTCAGCATTAGCGAAAATTAACTTGGTTTGTATGCTAGCAATAATTCTATTGTTAGTTTTAAATCATTACATAAATTTGTGGGGAGGTACACCATGATAAATGATGAACATGAACATGAAGTAGAATGTACATACTGTAAACAAACGTACCGTAACGAAGAAGCAATAACTAAACATTATATAGAAGAACATAATCATAGAAAGGATCAATATGAGTAGTGCAGCTATGAGTGAACTCAATACACAACTGACTCTATGGCAAGGGGTTCGGTCAAGTGTATGGGTGATGTTAAGATATTATATGAAGTCAAAGATGTGGAATGAGAAGAAATACATGGCTTGGAATAGTAAATGGCATGAAGCCGATGAAGAATGTAAACGATTAGAAAAATCATTGGAGGTAATCTAATGGAATTCATAGATAGTATATGGTTTACCGTTCTGCTTGGAGCAGTAGGATTGGTATTTATTTATATTAAAACAAAGCAATAGAAAGGAGGAAGTATGGGACAATTATATATAGATAGTAATAGAGGATCAAAAGGTGATCCATATAAAAAGAAAGATAATAATGAAATGCAATTCACATTAAAACAAAAAGAAGCACAAGCTATTGCAAGTGCTTGTGTAAATTACTTTGAAGAAATAGATAAATTATATTCTGAAAAAAAATTATCTACCTATTGGAACATAATGTACGATAACTTTAAATTTGGAAAAGAAAAGTTTATTAAGCAATATAATAAACAATTAAAGGAGGAAGTATGAAAGTTAAAGATATATTCAATAATATAACTCAGAATATGTTAGCATTAATGAAAAATGCAAAGGCGAAAGGTATAAGTTGGACCAAACCATTCTCTAATAAAAGATACATATCATGTGATGGTCATTATTATAGGGGACTCAATACTTTATGGTTAAGTTTCTTTTTTAAAGAGAAGAATCCTTACAAGAGAAAAGTTTGGGGAACTTATAAACAATGGCAGAAGAATGGATGTCAAGTACCTAAAGGATTGAAAGGTAAAAGTATTAAACTGATTAGACCACAACCATTTGAAAAAGAGATGACAGATCGTGATGGATCAAAGGTAACAAGACGTTGGAATATGTACTTAGCATTTGATGTATGGAATATTGAAGAAGTAACTGGAGATGTTCAGAAGTTTGATGGCTTTGATAAGTTTGACAATACGGTTAATGACATTGGCAAGGCAGAAGAATTTGTTTCGAATACAAAAGCAAAGATCGAACACGGAATGGATATGGCTTGTTATATTCCAAGTAAAGATATGATTCATATGCCTGACAAAAAACAATTCATTAATACAGGACACAGTACATCAACTGAAAATTATTATTGTACTATGTTTCATGAACTTACGCATTGGACTGGACATGAATCAAGATGCAAAAGGAATCTGTCTACTCGAATGGCTGATAGTAAGTATGCCTTTGAAGAATTAGTAGCAGAATTAGGAAGTTGTTTTATGGCTACCAATCTAAACATAACTTCTAATCCAAGAGAAGACCACGCACATTACCTTAATAGTTGGATTAAATGTTTAGAAGATAATGAGGATGCAGTTTGGAAAGCATCTGCATTAGCAAACAAAGCTGTTAAGTGGTGCGAAGAACTGCAACCACAAAAAGAACAGCAACAGGAGGTAGCTTAATGAATTCCAAATGTGTGATCTGCATATGCTTGTTAGATGAACGGAACTCAGATCATCGCACACAATTTGGATAGGAGTAGTACCTAGCGGTACTACTCCGTTAAATGTGTAAGACCTAATGCAGTTATAGAGGACAGACCTCTTTAAAAAACGTGGTGGTACTGCTCTCACATTTAACAAA